GTCCTTTAATGCTAGGTGTGCGAACGTTTACCGCAAGCTAGCTCCCCCACGGATCTCAGATTGACCTTGGCTAGAGGTCAGTTTCGTTGATCCACCTGCGGCGGACTGTTAAGTCCTCCACAGCACCCGGTACAGTTGCTGACGCGAATGGAACTTTAAATGTTCCATCAGACTTTTTGTCTGAGAGAGAAATACTCCCGTCAGACTTCGCACCTGTTAATAAATAACGCAGGTACGAATCGTCTTGAGTAAAAACTCCAGGCCGCCCCTTATAACGTGGGACGACTGTCTGAAGTTCAAGCTCAAACGTCTGTAACGCATCATTATCCCTGGTCCGTCTGGCAGCATCAATTAAGCCGCTTAGATCGGAACGCCCGTCTCGTTTCCAACCGAGTACAGGAGAGTCCCTACCCGTTGTGGGTAGTAGCCAAAAGTGCTTATGCACTAGACTCTGGATACATCGCGAAGTTTCATGAAAGCCTTTACAATAAAACTGGCTTTCTTTCGCGATTAAACTTAGCAATGTAGTAACATCGCTCTTACTTTGGGTGGTTTGAAGTGCGTGATTTACATACACGGGGGTAACATCCACCCCGTTATACGCGTGGACGCCACATGATTCTCGGAAGTGTGAAGCGTGGAAGCTCTTTGTGGTATTAAGTTTCATACCAAACAAAGGCAGGTAATCATAGATTGCCTGTATAGCTTGGGACGGTAAAACAATGTCGTCTCCGTACACGTACACACTCTTTGCAACCTCATTTGCATGAGGCACCGAGGACAGCTGTATAATGGACGTAATCAATGCCCAATGTACAACTGCCATTGTAGGAAAACACACGCCGGAACCCATAGGTGCAAATTTATGGGTCCAGATATCGTCCCCTTCGGGTGTTTCTACTACCCGCGTGGAGACGACGTCAAGCATGTCACCGAGCCAAGTGTCCCAAAATAACCGGAACACCAATTCTCGGGCCACACGATCGGAAGCTGCCGACATATCAACAGTCGCCAGTAGCCGATCTTTAGAGGATTCCATCGCTAAAATTTGATTGATGGATTGGGAAGTGAAATTTATTTTCCCCCTCGTAAGTGGATGCCGTTCTAAGCGCTCGCACATGTACTTTTTGAGCGCTTGTTGGAAGAACTGCATTTCGTTTTCCTCGATACAAATCCCACGGGGTTTGCCCAGATACTTATGGACAAACTTAAAGCGTGACTTTGGTATATCACGTTTGGGAAGATACAAGTATCGACCAGCTCCATTAACGAAGTCAAGGCTATGACGGTAATAAAACTCGAAATAGCCGAATTCTTCATCAAGGTCAGTGTAAAGCACATGAGGCTGATATCTCATGTGTTTGTCTACGGGTGTATTCGTAGCACCAGGCCCAGGCCGTGGCAACATTAGCCGCTGGTTTGGCTCACCTTTTGTTCTAATTTCGAACAGTTTATTGATGAGTTGTCTGGCGTTGTCGATGATTGGAACGAGTGGCTCTTTAGTAAAATCGATTGAGCCAATCTCCTGATCAGTTTCGGCAAACGATCGCAGTTCTTTGCGATACACTGTCTGTAAGAACGGACCCTTCAGCTTTTTAAAAAGGCTGCAGATTTGGTAAATCTGTCCAAATGCAGGTCCGCTCCCGTCATCGTGTGCATACACATCACGGAACAGCCGGTTCAAGAGAACTGGGTATTCCGCCCCGGGTTGAAGCTTAAATCCAGGGTAGGATGAGTAGCCACATTCCAAGTAGATGTATAATGATTCCATCATACTTGGAAGTGTTTTAGATATGAAACCAAGGCCTTCACTGCGCAACCGACGTTCTATGGTCGCGTAGTCTTTGGCCGAGTCCCCACGTCTATACGATGAGTTTACGTTTACGAAGTCAGCAAGTACGGCTTGAAACATAGACAGGATAAAGTTCATCCTGTCGTTGCCGTATTTCCGAAGTTCGGATTTGCTGACTCCCGCGTGATTGCGATTCTTTGGCTTTTCAGGGTTGCCCTTTTTCATAGGGTTAACTCCTCCAGCCATGAGTTTCGCTAGATGCTGCCTAGAAACAAGTCCCATACCTTAGAAATATAGGTTACGAGGCTATAGACAGCGTCGACGAGATGCTCCAGGACCCCATCCATAATTAGATGGACCCATCCAACCACTTACCGAGTACGCCAGACGCAGCAAGTGCGTTAGCGTTAAGCGTGACTTGATTATCTATGTCAGCTTCATCGGCAAGGGTGTTGTGGGTTACGGTTGTAGTGACAGTAATTGAATCACTAGTTTTACCGTTAGCGTCCGTGGCAGTGAGCTCGCAGACTTCACTCCGCTGCAGAAGGTGACGTTTACGTCCATCCTTCAGAGTGGTGTGTGCTGCACGGAACATTGATTCCGCTGAGTTCGCAGCTGCAGGTTCATTATAACGACCTGCAACCTGTGAACCAGGCTCTTGGTACTGAAACCCGAAAGATCGGGAGGTAGGTACCGCATCGTCGAGGGATACGGGATCTGTAGCAAATATGCTCATGGTCTTTATTCCTTATATATAAACACCTTAACGCGGTGGATGACGGCGCGAAATTGCGCATGGAATCCTAACGTAGTTTTCAGAGGAAACACCGAAGAAGAGCTGTCGCATTAGTTGCCTGTTTGTTACTAGGCCGCCGAATACGAGGAAGAACCGCACCCTGATTTGGGTGGGTCACCCTTCTGGTGTAGAGCGTCGACTCAGACCCAGTTACAAGGGTCACGTCGCTTGCGACACGTTGGTCCACAAGGACGGTCGACGGATGGAGATTAGGTTCAACGAACCAGCCATCCTGCGATCTTGTGCAGAGTGACTCCGCGTACTGCATAATTTGCGTAGTTACGTTGCTGTCATGCTCCATCAATGAGATTGCTTTTCCTATACCGACAAAATAGTCGGCAAGGAAGCTAAACGGAATCATATTCCATAAAGCTTCTCCGGTCAGTCGCATGCCCCAATAATGGGACATCGCGTCTAGAGTATCTCGTTTTACATAGTTATACTTATATTCGAGAGTAGCTCCAAACACGGTCTGATCGAAATGCCCTGATGAAAGGTATTTTCTATTAACCTTCACCAGTTTACTCCGATTTTCAGACAGTACTTCAGAATAATGGCGGCTATTAGCCTCCTGACCCTGAAGCTGAAACTGATCTTGCGCTTCGCGTACTATCTCACCTAGTTGTTGCGCTATAGTCAACACGTCAGAGACGGTTGGCTTAATCGCAAATTCATTTACTAGGTGGGCTTCCGCGATTGGGCGTGTCCATTTCCATGCGTTCTTTACGCGTGGGTGGGTGAACGTCCTCTGGTAGCGTCGGAAGATATTACCAAGTTTCTTCATGGGCTGTTTTGCCATGAACTTAGCGATATCCCGAAAGTCTTTCAACTCAAAGATAAAGTTGATAAGAGATACGTTACCGGCGAATTCCTCCTGCATAGTATGCCAGGCGGTTCGCTGCGCTTCGGATAGGTCAACAATGGGGTGAGTAACTTTCCCTTGTTGGACCAGAGTGGCATTCGAGAGGTTGCGAAAGAATCGATAACCATTACAGGTAGTCGACCCATTGCGCCTCAAAACCCCCGTATAAGGGAGGTTGACCGAACGGTTACAGTAGTGGTCACATTCATTGAAGTGGCCATAACCAAACACCGTTGACCCAAACACCTCAGTGCCTTCGTAGAGAGTAGGTGCACGCGTAGCATTAACATGCGTGCGGCCGTAGAAATCAGCGGCCTTCATAGCCTCCTCGTCACAGCCGTTAAAATACGAGCTGTTACACACCGACTCACAACCTCCACCATAAATTGAACTATAATACATTGGTGAATTGTTGCGGCCGAAATATGTGTCTGCGAAAGTACGACTCTTGAATCTCATGATACTCATTACTAAATATCCTCCTCTAAGTTAGACGTCTCCCGGGCACAACGCCCG